AGTGCCGTTAAAGGATATTAATGATTGTTTACAAGTTGGTGGTAAAACATTCGTAATGGATCTTATTTCAAGTGCAAAAGATGTTCCAGTAAAAAGTGTTGTGGACTATTCCGAAATTGAAGAACTAGACATTTCTCAAATGGATGGTGTGAAAACAGGCATCAAGCCGTTAGACGATGAACTTATAAAATTGTTTTATGGAACACTTACAATTTTATCTGGACGACCAGGATCGGGCAAAACATCATTAATAGATCAAACCATTGCGGAAACCATCGATAATGGAAGTCCTGTCTTCCTGTACTCTAAAGAACTCCCTGAACGTTTATCTGCTAATTGGTTCAATACTATTATAGCTGGCAGAAGAAACATGGTTGAAAAACAAAGTAATAACGGTAAGAAGTATTATGTTGTACCATATGAAATACAAAAGAAAATGCAAAGTTTTTATAATAAGAAACTATTTATTTATAAAGATGATGAATCAAATGATTTTGAAGCCGTTTTAAAATCTGCTGAAGAGTGCGTTAGAAAATTCGGATGTAAATTGATTGTTCTTGACAATCTAATGATGATAGATTTGAAGTGCAATGAAAGTGATAAAAATACGGCTCAAACCAATCTTATTAATCTTCTAATAAAATTTGCTGTTAAATTCAATGTTGCAGTTGTTCTTATTGCACATCCAAGAAAAACCCAAGACAGTAATTCGGATATTGAAATGTATGATATTGCAGGTAGTTCTAATATTATTAATCTAGCCATGAGATCAATTGGACTGAGAAGGGTGTCTAAAAAAGAAAAAGAAGATGTTAAATGCAAGTGGAAAAATTTTGATGTCGTTCTGACAGTTATGAAAGACAGGATGTTTGGCAAATCAGATATTCAAATTGGATTATGGTATGACTTAGTTTCAAGAAGATTTTATACAGATTACTTGGAATATGATAAACAATTTGCATGGGATGATAAATTTTATACAAGTAAATTACCATATATAGATAAGGGAGAAGAGGTGTTTCCAGATAAGTAGACCAATAAATAATTTAATTGGCAAGAGATTCGGCAAGTTGGTAGTTGAATCTCTTTATAAAATTGATAATCATAGAACGTTTTGGAAGTGTAATTGTGATTGTGGTGGAAGTAAAATTGTTAGAGGCGACCTATTGAATGATGGCACGATTTCTGATTGCGGTTGTGTTTTTAAGCACAAAGATAAATCATACAAACACAATATTATAGGGCAACGATTTGGAATGCTAACTGTAATCAATGAAGAAAAGACAAGATATCCAAATGGGCGGATTAAATATATTAATGGTTGTAAATGTGATTGTGGAAATATCATAACTGTGAATAGACAAAGACTTATTAGTGGTAAAACTATTGCTTGTGATATGTGTTTGAAGAAAAATTGTTATGATTTATATACCTATGAATATGGCATTGGTTATTGTAAAAATGATGGATATTTTTTATTTGACAAAGAAGATTACGATAAAATAAAAGATTACTCATGGTATAAAACAGAAGTTGGATATATAAGAACACATATTGATGATACTCATAGTTTGTTTATGCATAATCTCATATATGGAGAAAAGAATTTAAGAGATATTGATCATATAAATAGATGCAAATATGATAATCGTAAATCAAATTTAAGGGAAGCTAACCGTGGAGATAATGTGATCAATAGGGAACCAATTTCCACAAACAAATCAGGTGTAACAGGTGTTAATTTTTTAAGTTCCTGTGGGAAATGGAATGCAAGAATTATGAAAGATAATATTGAATATCCACTTGGTATTTTCGAAAACTTTGATGATGCAGTAAAGGCCAGAAGAATTGCTGAGAATGAATTATTTGGCGAATATTCTTATTTGAAATAAGGAGAATTATTATTATGATGGATGAAGAATTAGATTTTTTGCTTGGAACAATGCAGTGGTCGTTCTCAAGGTTGAATTCATATTATAACTGTGCGTATGAATGGTTCTTGCACTATGTAGAATGTAATAAATCTGAAAATGGATTTTTTGGTGAATATGGCTCGCTGATTCATAAAATACTTGAAAAGTATGAAAAAGGAGAACTTTCATTATTTGAATTAAATGAGTATTATGAGGATCATTTTGATGAAGACGTTCCTCATGATGCTCCACCTAATAAATTCGTGAATATTAGGCAATCATATTATGACAAAGGTATTGATTACCTTGATAATATAGATCTTGATTTAGAAAAATATGAAATTCTTGGAGTTGAGAAGAAGGTAGAATTTAAAATTAATGACAAGGATTTTGTTGGATACATAGATTTACTTGTAAAAGATAAAGACACCGGCGAAATTATTATCATAGATCATAAATCAGCAAGTATTAAAATTCTTAAAAACGGTAAGATCAGTAAATCAGATCAGCAACATTTCTTAGAATTCAAAAGGCAGCTCTATTTATATAGCATCCCAATTTTAAAAGAATATGGTTCTGTGTCTAAGTTGAGATGGAATATGTTCAAAGACCAAAAATGGATTGAGATTCCATGGGTACAAGAAGAGTATGAAGAAGCTATTCAATGGGCGAAGGATACTCTTGAGTTGATCGAAAAAGAAAAAGAGTGGAGACCTAATCCTGACTATTATTACTGCAATTATCTTTGTGGTCAGCGAAATCATGCATGTGAATATAAACCGCAGCCAACAAGCAAGAAGAATGAAATCGACAATAGACAGTATAACCCTGAAACTGACTCATATGAGTAGGAGGTGATATTATCAGTAACTATACAGTATATCATTTACATACAGAAGATTCTTTACTAGATAGTTGTACAAATTATAAATTATATGTAGATAGAGCAGTAGAACTTGGACAGAAGGCTATTTGTTTTTCGGAGCATGGCAATATTTACAACAATATTGAGAAGAAAATGTATGCAAATAGCAAAGGATTAAAATATCTACATGGCGTTGAGGTTTATTTGACAGCAGCACTTGAACCAAAACAAAGAGATAACTACCATACAATTCTTATAGCAAAGAATTTTGAAGGTATAAAAGAAATAAACATATTGGTTGACTTGTCTACACAATCAGACCATATGTACTATAAGCCAAGAATTACTTTCGATGAATTTTTTAATATTTCTGATAATGTCATTAAAATTTCTGCATGCCTTGCATCTCCATTGAGTAAATATCCTAATTTTATTGGTAAATTGGTTGATGAAAAAATAGCTGAATTAGAAAAAAATAAAGAAATAGAAGCTAAAAGACTTTATACAGAACTAAATTCAGAAGCTGCAAGAGATCAGTGGATTGAAGATAGTACAATCATTCATAACACATTTTATGAAATATATGTAGAACAATGTATTGAAAAATCCAATAATGCATTTGATTTACAGATAGAAGAAGCAAAATCAGAATTGACAAACTGATGAAAACATATGACTATTATGAAATTCAGCCGCATGTTAAGTCTATGGATCAGATTCGATATAACAAAATGCTTTATGAAGCATCAAAAAAATATAACAAGCCTTTAATAGCAGGAACAGATACACATAGTATTGATAGTTACAAGGCTGAGTGCAGGAGTATTCTTCAGAAAGCAAAACATATTGAGTTTTCAAACGAAGATGAATTTGACCTTACATATAAATCGTATGACGAGTTAGTTGATATGTTCAAACAGCAAGGATCTTTACCTATGAATGTTGTGTTGGAAGCTATCGAGAACACTAACCGTATGGCTGATTCTGTTACAGATTACGAATTAGATACAGCTTTTAAATATCCGATTCTCTATGACAATGAAGAAGAGGTATTTGTAGAGCGTATCTATAGAATGTATCATGAAAAGCTTGATAAAGGAATTATTCAACCAGATCCACGATATGAGGAAAATATAAAAGAAGAACTTCGAGTATTTAAGAAGATTGGTATGGTTGGATTTATGCTTTTCATGTCAGAATTGGTATGTTGGTGTTGGGATAATGGTATACCAATTGGTTTTTGTAGAGGTTCTGTTGGTGGTTCAACTATTGCATATTTAACAGATATTATTGATGTAAACCCTGTAGTATGGAATACGGTATTCTCTCGATTTGCCAATGAGGATAGAAAAGAGATTGGTGATATTGATTTGGATATTGCACCATCACAAAGACATTTAGTATATGAGCATATCATTGAAAAGTTTGGCGTTGATAAAACGGCTTATGTGTTGGCTATCGGTACGATTTCTGACAAAGGCACTATTGATGAGATTGGACGAGCTTTGAATATGCCACTTGGAGATGTCAAGCAAGTAAAAGCTCAGTATTCATTATTTACCGATGGTATTACTGATTGCAATGACAAGATTAAGAAAATTGAATCTATTGGGGGATATAAAAGTAATGAAAAGTGCATAAAAGACTTGGAGGAGCTTAGAAATAAACTTGAGTATAACGAAAAGTCTTTGAAGGATTTAAAAGAAAAACAATATCCCCAATTGTTTTATTATTTTGATGGACTTGTAGGTACTGCGATTTCTCAGTCAATGCATCCAGCAGGTATTATTGTAAGTCCAGTAACACTACCTGATAATTATGGAACATTTTGGTCAAAAGACGGTAAGCGTATCTTAAGCATTAATATGGAGGAAATACATGAAGTTTCTCTTGTGAAATACGATTTGCTTGGTCTTAAAAATATTGAAATCATTAAGGATACATGCGAGTTAGCGCATATTCCGTATCCGAAATCCCATACAGTAAATTGGAACGACGAAAAAGTTTGGTCGCATATTGCAGATAGTCCAGTTGGAATATTTCAATTTGAATCAAAATTTGCTTATGATTCAATGAAGAAGTTCAAATGCCATTGTGTTAATGATCTATCTCTTGTAAATGCTTCGATCAGACCTTCTGGCGAATCGTATAGAGACAAGCTATTGGCTCATGAACCAAATAAAAATCCATCAGAATTAATTGATAAACTATTGGAAGACAATCATGGATTTCTTATTTTCCAGGAAGATACAATTAAGTTTCTTACTAATATTTGTGGATTAAGTGGTAGTGATGCTGACAACATTCGTAGAGCAATAGGTCGAAAACAGAAAGATAGACTAGAAGCTGCGTTGCCATCTATTCTTGAAGGATATTGTGAGATGTCATCTCAGCCTAGAGAAGTGGCAGAAAAAGAAGCACAAGCATTCCTTAAAATAATTGAAGATAGTTCTAATTACCAATTTGGCTTCAATCATTCCACTGGATATTCTATGATCTGTTATATGTGTGCATACCTTAGATATTATTATCCAAAAGAATTTATTACTGCATATCTAAACAATGCCAATAATGAGGATGATATCATGCTTGGTACAGAGTTAGCAAAACAACTTGGGATCACAATTCACAGTATAAAATTTAGACATTCTGTTGCCAAATATTCATGTGACAAAGATGGTATTTATAAAGGAATCTCTTCTGTGAAGTTTCTAAATGAAGATGCAGCAAACGATTTGTATTCTATTAGAGATGAAAAGTTTAATACTTTTATTGATCTACTTGCAAGAATATCTGATTTAAAAGTGGATAGTAGAAAGCTAGAAATTCTTATAAAACTCGACTTCTTTGAAGAGTTTGGTGGGATCCGTTATCTTCTCATGTGCAATGATTTGTTTTCAAAGTATTATGGTAAGAAG